GCCCTTGCCCGGCGGCGTTTTTGCAGCCACGTCGCCAGCCAGCCGCGCCGGTCAATAGTCGGTTTCCTCGTCATTCGCTTCGGATTGAGTTTGTTTTTCCGGTTCAACCGCCGGTGCTGCCGCTGCCGGTTGCACCGGTTCGACGATGGCCGGTGGCGCATCAACAACCGCCAAAGGCCGCCGTTGTCGCCGGATGATGGGATAGGGTAGGTCCATATTGGTGTCAGGTGCGGTTCGCATTCAGATGGCATTCGCCCCAATGGCGACCTGTTTCCAGTTCGTGCCATCGCTGATAGCCAGGCACGCCACCGAACCCGTGCCGCCAGCCGTCAGGTAGATGATGCGGCGCGGATATTTCGCCGCCGTCACACCCACCGCGACCGCCGCCGCCACGTTGGTAAATGTCGGCGGCTGGATTTGTTCACCCGAACGAATCCGCTCAAAACTGCGAGGTAGAATTTTACCCATAATCAAAGAGGTTGATGGTTTATGGTTGAGAGTTGAGAGAGGGGACGTTTCCGTCCTCAACTCTCAACTCTCAACTAGATATTGTGCGTCACCGCGACCACGCGGACGTTTTTCGCCTCCCATACCCGCGTCCAGTTCGCGGCCGTCTCCAATTCCGCGTTGGTCGGGTTGGCCCCTGCCACGCTCGCACTGGTGAACTTCACACCGCGAGGGTGCATGATGAACCGGCGACGGTTGATCAGGTTGGTGTCGCTGTTCAGCGCGTCACGCGCTGTTTCACAACCTTGCGTGCCGAACCCACCCTCGACCGGTGCCCCGTTCAGATTGTCAAAGCCCATGCCGAACGCCCCGTTGCCGAACAGGTAGGTCGTATAAACCAGCCCATCGGTCGTGCCCGCCCGCGACGGACAGCCATCGTCCACGATGACCCGGCGGCCCTGGAACGTGCGGATCTGGGTTTCACCCTGGCTGTCCGGGATGAAGTCAATCAGGTCCAGCTTGCGCAGCGCGGCTTCGACGGCGGAGTGCATCGCCACCGCCACCAGTTGGTCGCCACGGTCGCCAAGCCGCTGCGTCGCGTCCACGAACGTCGCGCCGTTCAAGCGCGTGGAAGCCGTTTGCGCGGCGACGGTTTCACTGTGAATCGCCAGCAGATTGCCCGCCATGGTCGCCGCCGAGAACACGCCCTTGAGGGACGAAATCAGCATGTATTGATTCTGGCGATTCCAGTAATCGGCGATGAAGTTCGCCAGCGCCAGCGCCGGATCATCACCCGCGACCACAGTAGCCAGGTGATTCCACGACCACGCCATGCCGTCGTTGTGAATCCGGGCGATGTCCTGGTCCGCCGTCAGCTTCGCAGGCACCAGTGGCGCCGAATCCGAAAGCGGTTGCCGTGCGCCCGTCAGGTCATTCCAGTGCGGCATGTTGACGCGGTCGCCCCCTTGCGAAGCCCGCTCGTCATAGTTCGGCGTCCGCACGACGATACCGGATTGAAACAGGTCGGATTTTTCCGCCGTGCGCTGAAGGACGTAACCGGCGAACTGCGCCGGTACGATAATGTCTGCCAATTGTGTCTTAGCCATAATTCAGATATTTTGTCGCCATTGTTTGGTTCCTACGCCGACGCCTTGAGTCGCGCGGCCAGCGCCGGATCGTTTTTTTGGATCTTCATTTGCTCCGTGAGATTGAACGTTTCCTTGCGGAACGGATTTTTCACGGACCGGTTGCCGGTGACACCGCCACCGGAGCCAGCGGCACCGCCACCAGCATTTGCCTCAAACAGGTGTGGCGCGTCGGACACCAACGCATCCACCCATTCGGCCAAAGTCATCGGCGACACGCCATCCTTGCCCATCCGGGCAGTCTGGCCGTCCGCCTCGAAAGCCTGGGGCACACCGGCCACCAGCTTGAAGTTCACACGCGCCCGCGCCGTGATGTCCGGCATCGCCGTCGGGCGCAGCCCCCGCTTGGTCGCCTCAGTGACCACAGCTTGATCAATCTGAATCGCTGTCAGGCGGCCATTCAGCGCGTCGCGCTCGCCGGTGACGGCGGCGAATTGCTTGTCCCAATCCGCCTTGGCCGTCTTGAGCCGCGCTTCCAGCACCTCCTGAAACTTCCCGTCCTTCAACCGCTGCTCCTCCTCCAGCCGCGCTTTTTCGGCGGCGAGCTGGCGCACTGCCTCAGGATCAATCCCCTCAAACCGCTTGAGCAGCGCGTCGCGCTCCTTCATCACGGCGATGCTGGTCTGGCGAAGCTCCTCATTGCGCTCCGAGTCCAGAATCCAGTCGCCGTCGCGCTCGATGTAGAATGATTTCAGTTCCGCCGGAACTTCACCGGCGTTCGTGTATTTGTTTTTCAGTGCCATAAATTTTATTCCGTAGCAGCCGACGTGAGTCGGCTCATTTGTTCATTGGTTGTTTGTTCGATGTTCGGTCCCGCTCTGCGGGATTCAGCGTTCGATGTTCCCGCCTTTTCCGTTTCCGCCTTCTGCTTTTGCAGTAGCCCGGCCTCCTCCTCATCCGTCCTTCCCGCCGGAAGCACTTCGCCCTTGCGGAACAAATCAAACATCGTTTCCCGGCTTATGGCCCCCGCCTGCCACGCCGCCACGATGGCCGTGATTTCCTGGGCCGACATCCCCGTGATGCTGAAATCCGTGTTCAGCTTCAGCAGCACCGATTCTTCGCTGACCTGTTCAGGGCTTTCCTCAGTCGAGTTCCACCAATAAACCCATCGCAAAAGCTGGCTCACCGAATCGCTCACGCTCAACGCCAGCGTCATCAACACGCTGTGCTCGCCCGCCTGCCGCAGTTCGATGGCCGCGGCAGTCTCGCCCACGAGCTTTTGGGCTTCCAGCATCCGCGTGCCCAGCACCGCCATGATTACTTCATCCCGGTCCATCGCCCGTTCAAACGTCGTCAACCCCTGGCCGGTGAACTCCAAAAATCCCGCCTTGGCATCAACCGCATCCGCCACCCATGCGATGTCAGAACCGATGCGGAAACTGGTTTCCTTGGGAAAACCGCACAAATAAGCCGTCGGCAGCGCCGTGTAGTGCAGGCCATGCCTGTAATCCGCGTTGAGCCGGTAGTGATCGAGATTGACGAAAATGATGTCCGCCAGTGGCAACTTGTCCACGCCCGGCAGTGAATTGCGCGGTCCATGAAACACAAACGGGATCAGCGACAGCGGCTTGCCATGACGCAGCGGGATTCGCATGTCCACCAGTTCCCATTCTTTCTTCTGTGTCCCAGTCGTCTTTTGTTGCCAGATTTCCACCTCGTAATGCCACTGGCTTTGGCTCTCGGCCTTCGACTCTCGGCCCTCGACCAGCTTCAGCACCCGGATTTGCTCCACTTCATTCTGCTGAAACTCATCCCCTTCAGCCTTCAGACTTTGGCCTTCAGCCTTTTCCTTGAGCACCACCAGCGACACCACATTGCGTCCGCCCACGCGCCGGGTGTTCCAGTTGATGATTTGCTCGCCGGCGTAGCGAACCACATAAGCGCGCTGCTCGCCCTCGTTCTCCCAATCCACCAGCGACCCGGCCCGCCCGATGGCCACCACTTCGGACACAATGTTTTGGCTGTAGCTGTAAAGCGAAGTGCCCATCAAATCCACGTCTTCGGCGAAGACCCGCAGCGCCCCCGCCACGCCCGAAACGCGATCAGGGAGTTTCACAGTCGGCTCGCGGCGGAAGATCAGCCCCACGAAACCATCCGCCGTGCGGGCGGAGGCGTTGAAGAAGGACGCCCGGGTTTTGTAGGCGAGATAATCATCGTCGTTCTGACAATCCAATCGCGGCAGATACTTTTCAGCGGCGGCCTTGACGGCATCCTCCCCGGCAAAAACGTCACGCGCCCGCAACCAGGCGGGCAGGTTCGCGTCGTAATCAGGATGTGTCGAATCCACGGGCACGAGGCGACTCTAGCACGGGTTTTTCGCATATTTAGAACACCCAAAAAACCGTGAACGACGGATGCTGACACACGCTGTCACACGCCGACACACGCAGACACATTTTCTGCAAAATTTTATTTGACAGATTTCGCGCCCCCCAGCCCCCCAACCCCAAAATTTTCAACTCGTAAATCTGCGGTGATTTGATTGGTGGCAACAGACAATACGCCGGCCACCGCGGCGCTCAGAAGGGATGACCGGCTATTTGGGGGATCGCTGGCAGCCTGTCATCAAGCGTGTCCGCTGCGCCTTTCCAAAACCAGCGACAAGATATTTTTAACCGGCGCGGGATTTCTGAAAAGAAATTTCACCGACGAAATTTGATGAATGGCAGTCGTTCATCTGGTGTTGGCTGGTAAAATCCAGCCGCGTTTTATTTCATCACCTGCATCGCCTCCCGCCCCCAAAATTTTCCAT